TTCGGAATGCAGCCATTGTCTGCATTCAAGTATGGCATTCTCCTGCAAGTCGCAAGGGAACTGATCGATGACACGGCCGTCGATCTCCTTGGGTATCTCGCGATGCAGGCCGGCCGCGCGCTGGGAAACGCATTCGGCAACGACCTCGTCAACGGGACCGGCACCGGTCAGCCTGCGGGCCTGATCAGCACCGCTACGGTCGGCGTCACCGGGTCGGTAACCGGTGTTTCCGGTGCGCCTTCCTACGCCAATCTCGTGGACCTCGAATACTCTGTAATCGCGCCTTACCGGCAGTCGCGCTCGTGCTATTGGCTCGCGGCCGATAAGACAATCGGCGGCTTCCGGAAGATCACCGACACGGTCGGCCGGCCGATCTGGGAACCCAGCGCGGTTCTCGGTTCCCCCGACCTTCTCCTCGGAAAGCCGCTCGTCGCCGATCCGTTCATGCCGGCCATGGCCACCAATGCCAAGTCGATCGCATTCGGCGATTTCTCGCAATACTTCGTCCGGCTCGTCGGCGGGGTCCGCTTCGAGCGTTCCGATGACTTCGCCTTTGGCTCGGACCTCGTGACCTTTAGGGCTATTCTCCGAGGGGACGGAACGTTGGTCGATAGAACCGGAGCTATCCGCCTGTACCAGGGCGCAGCTACCTGATACTGACCTGGGGTTATACGCCATTACGAGGCAATTCCCGGGGTAATTCGCAGGCAACTCAGGTGCAAATTGAGCGCAATTCCCCGGGAACACGGACGGCAGTGGCCCCGCCCGCCCGGTGAGTGGCCACCAGGCGGGCGGGGAACCAGAGGGAGGCTAGCATGCGCTGGATCCGGATGATCGTCACCCTGTCCGGCGGCGGGCCGGGCGGCCGGGACTGGCGCGACCACCCAGCCGGGTCACCGCCGTTCGAGGTAGAGGACTGGGAAGCCGAGGACCTGATCCGGATCGGTCTCGCCGTCGCCGCTCCGGAGGGGGGCGAGGGCGCTTCCGCCGCGCCTGAGCCCGGGGCGGTGGCCCCGGCCGCAGAGTCCGAGCCCGGGGCCGGGGCACCCGCCGAGCCCGAGGACGGCACGGGCGTCTCGCCGCTGGCTGAGGTGTCCCCGCTGGCCGAGACGGCCGGCACCGGGGCCGGCGCGATCCCGGAACCGCTGCCCGCACCGGAACCCGAGCCGCCACCGGAGCCCGTGCCCGTGCCGGAGCCGCTGCCCGCACCGGAACCTCCGCAGCTGGCGCCGATGCCGCACGATATCAAGCAGCGCTGGGTTGACTATGCGATCAGCCAGGGGGAGGACCCGGACATCGCCCCCAACATGACGAAAGCAGATTTGATGTCAAAATATGGTGGGCGCCTGTAGTCGTGGACTATGACGAGATCGGCGCGCTGCGGCCCGGCTGGGGTGTCATCTGGCAGGGCGGCACCGCCGACGCGTCGATCCGGGCGCCGCCGTTTTCCGCCGCGCCGCTGCTGATCGTGTCCATGGACCGCGGCGCGGCCGATGCCGCCTGGATCGACCATTCGACCGTGCAGGCCGTGCTGGACGTGCAGATCGATGACAGCCCGGACGCCTGCCTGCCCGATGCCGTGCTGACTGGCCTGGCTGATGCGATTGCCGCGTGGCTGGCCGGGGGAGGCAACGTGTATCTCAAATGCGGGGCGGGGGCCAGCCGGGCCGCCTACATCGACGTCGCGGTGCACTGCCGGGCGCTGGGCATCAGCGCGGAGCAGGCCGTTGCCCGGATCCGCGCCCGCCGCCCGGCCACGAACCCTAATTACGGGTTCCTGGCGCAGCTCCATAGGCTCTGGCCGTGACCGGGCCTACGATGAGATAAGGCAACTGCCCGCGGCCCCCGGGAGCCGGGTTCCAGATACGAGGAGCCCTAGATGGCCGATTTCAATGACCCGAACACCGTTCCCGGCTACGGGACCGGCGAGGACGTGGCCGGAGCGCGGGAGACGAACGCGTACTCCGGGATCCGCAGCACGGGCGACCCGACGCTGGAGCCCGGCCAGTACCCGCCCGATGAGGACCACGGGATCTTCGGCGGGCCGCTGCCGGAGGGCACCGGGGCGCCGGGTACCGCCGGGGCGCGGTACGACAGCTCGGTCGACCCGACCAACGAGCCGGGCCAGACCGAGGACGGGCTGACCGGGATCACCGAGGCCGAGATCACCGAGACCGGCGCGCCGGGCAGCACCGGGGCCGACCCGAGCGACGGCTCGGGCGCGGACTCGGTGACGTTCACCCGGCCCGGGTCCTACCTGTCCGGCACTTACGCGATGAGCACGGTGCGGGATGACACCGATGGCCCGACCGACTGGACGCAGGCCAACGATTCCGGCTACGCGACCGGTGGCCCGCAGCTGCCCGGCATCAAGGGCAACGAGCCCGAGGCCGGCTCCGGCCGGTTCCAGCCGGGTGCCGGGGGCCGGGTCATGCGCGGCGGCCGGGCAGTCCGCGGCTGAGCCATGCCGTTCAGCTCGGGCACCGCGGATATCGGCGGCGAGCCGACCGTGATCTGCGGCGTCGGCCGGGGCCGGACGGTCAAGGTGAAGAACCTGGACGCCGCCACGGCCGTGTACGTCGGCGGCCCGGACGTGGCCGTGGACGGGGCGACCGCCGGGTACCCGCTGGACGGCCGGGAATCGGAGACGTTCAGCGCCCCGCTGCCGCGCGAAGCCGTCATCATCCCGGCCCCGGCGGATGACATGGCCCCGGACGTGCTGTACGGGATCGCGGAGCGGGGCACCGTCCGGGTCGCGTGGATCTCGGCGTAGGAGGAGACATGGCCGACTGGGAGAACAACGGCACCGTGCGTGATCTGTCAGCACTGGCGGGCAACTCAATGACCGCCACCAGCCAGGCGGCGGGAAACATGACGAGCAGCAACGAGACGGCGATGACCGCGCCGGGCTCCCAGCCGGTCACCCCGCTGCCGCCCGCCCAGGACCAGGACACCCCGAACATCGAGATGAGCCCGCGGATCCCGCCCAGCTTCACCGGCAAGCCGGACCCGACTCACGGCGGGACATGGAACCCGGGCCGGCCGGCCTGGACGAGAACGGAAACGCCGGACGTGACCCGGCTCCCGGCACCCCGGCCGCCGGAGGTGACGGGCCGGGCTGAGCAGGCCAGCATCGGCGTGGCCGGCCCGGCCCGCGGCGCCACGTCCGGCCGCGCGCCGAGCGCCAGCACCAGCACCAGCAGCAGCAACGGAGGTTGACATGCCTGACGCACCGAACCCGGTTACCAGCCCGCCGGAGGTCCCCGGCCAGCCCTGGGACGCCACGTCCGAGGCCACGGTCGGCAAGTGGGACTGCCTGGAGGAGGTGGCCGGCGAGATCGGCTTCGACGGCGGCCAGGACGGCGACCACTTCGCCGGCGCCGACCGGCACGCCACCGGCCAGACCGGCCCGTGGCGCCAGACGTAGCCATGGCCCAGCCGTGGCCGCCCGGCACCGAGCCCGGCAACCCGGGCGGCCTGGAGATGGGCACTGTCAAGCCGGAAGGCGACGAGCTGGCCCGGGAATGGCCCGCCGCGCCGCCCGGCGATGATTACTACACGCCGCCGCCCGCCTAGGAGGATACCGTGGCCGACAACTCCCACACCGGGAACTCCAACCGGTCGGTGATCACCGACCTGAGCGCCGTCAAGCCCGCCGGGCAGGAGCTGGCCACGATCAAGAACGCCAACCTGGCCCACGCCGGCAACGCGAACAAGGCGTACTGACCCGGGAGGGACCATGAGCGGTGAGCGGATCCTGGTGATAGTCCCGTCCCGCGGGCGAGCGGACCGGCTGGCGCACATGCTCGGCGAGACGCTGCGGCTGTCCGGCCCGGGTACCCACGTCGCGGTCGGGTACGACGATGACGACCCGGAGCGGGACGAGTACGACGAGCTGCGGGAGGCGGTCCGGGAGCACTACCCCGGCCGGACCTTCTGGCACCGCGGCCCGCGCAAGAACCTGGCCGGGTGGACCAACCTGATCGCGGAATGGCCGCGCGCCGCCCGGTACGGTTACCTGGCCAGCTTCGGCGACGATCACGTCCCCCGCACGGACGGCTGGGACGAGATGCTGGCCAGCGCGATCGAGACGATCGGTGGCACCGGCATCGCCTGGGGTAACGACCTGCACCAGCACGAGAACCTGCCGACCGCCCCGGTGATCAGCGCGGACATCCCCCGGGTGCTCGGGTGGATGGTGCTGCCGGGCGTAGTCTCGAAATTCTGCGACAACGCGTGGAGGGACATCGCCGACCTGGCTGGCTGCCGGGCGTACGTGCCGCAGGTGATCATCGAGCACGTTCACCCGGATGCGGGCAAGGCGGCCCTTGACGACACGTACCGTGACGGGAACGCGCACTGGGCGCGGGATGAGGCAGCGTACCTGGCCTGGGCGCAGAACCAGCGTGACCTGGATGCGCAGGCCGTCCGCAATGCCCGGCGGCTGCGTGCGATGGCCCGGGTGGCCGCGGCACCGTGACCCTGACCGCACAGCACACCGCACGGGCCGGCGGAAGCTGGTGCGATATCCAGGGCCATCTGGGGTTCCTGTATGCCCAGGCCCAGGGCCGTGCGGTAATGGCCGAGCTGGGAGTCCGGGCAGGCAATTCCACCTGCGCGCTCCTGGCTGCCGCCGAGACTACGGGGCACGGGCAGCTGTGGTCGGTGGATTTCGCCCCGCCGCAGGTGCCGGCTGCCTGGATGCAGCTGCCGTACTGGCATTTCCTGCAGGCCGGCGACCTGTCGGAAGAGGCCCGGCTGTTCGTCCCGGCGGAGCTGGACCTGCTGCTCATCGATACCAGCCACGACTACGGGCACACCCTGGAGGAGCTGGCCGCCTATGCCCCGCGGGTCCGGCCCGGCGGCGTGATCCTGTGCCACGACACCTGCTGGCTCCCCGGTGACATAGAGTCGCGGCTGCCCATCGGCCCGGTGTCGCGGGCGCTGGATTCCTGGTCGGAGCAGTCAGGCCTGGGATGGGACAACCGGCCCGGCAGCTACGGCATGGGCGTGATCGAGATCCCGGAGGAACCGTGAGCGACAAGGTGATCGCCGGCGACGGGTCCGCCCAGCTGCTGGCCGCGGCAGAGGCCCGGGCGGCTCGTGAGGCTGCCGCGGTGGCCCAGGGGCTGTGCCCGGTGCACAATGAGCGCATGCACACGGCGGACGCGGGCGGCGTGCTGATCGCCGGGCACTGCACGCCGTGCGGCAGGTACTGGTGGTACGATACGGCCCGGGAGCGGATCGGGTCGATGCCGGAGACCGACCCGCGCGCCGGGGGGTGGGTCACCTGAGCCCGCCGAGGATCGTCTACGACGACCGGCTGACCTCCTGGCTGGCCGGGAAGGATGACGAGGTCCGGCAGGCCCGGTGGGAGGCGCTGCGCGCGCACGAGGCCGCCGCGGTAGCGGAGGGGTTCTGCCCCGCGCACCAGGTCCCGCTGCGCCCGGTGGAGATGCGCGGTGTCCCGGTCGCCGGGCACTGCCCGCCGTGCGGCAGGTACTGGTGGTATGACCCGGATGAGGAGGCGGCCGGCTGGTCACTGGACCACAACCCGTTCACCGGGGCCTGGCGCCCGCCGCACCGGGACAGGACATGAGCATCCCCAAGGTCACCGTGATCACCCCGACGTGGATGAGGCACGATCTGCTGCTCACCAGGACAATCCCTTCCGTGCAGGCGCAGGGGTACCCGGCGGTAGAGCATATCGTCGTCAGTGACGGCCCGGACCCGGAGCTGAAGGAACGGCTGGCTGAGCCGTGGGTGAACGGGTGGAAGGACCTGTGGTATCACGAGCTGCCGGTGCACGACGAGGCCGAGCACTTCGGGGCGCCCGCCCGTAACGCCGGCCTGGAGCTGGCGGGCGGGGAGTACGTCACCTACTGCGACGACGATGACGAGCTGCGGCCCTACCACTGCGGGATGCTCGCCGCCGCGCTGGACGCCCATCCGGAGGCCGGTTTCGCCGCGTCCCGGATGCTGTCCCACGGCCCGTACGGGGACCAGGTGATCGGGGCGGGCGAGCTGGCCGCCGGGAACCTGGGTACGCCGATGGTCATGCACCGCCGCGGCGTGCCCGCGAAATACGGCACCTGGGGCACGGACGGGCAGTGGGGGCCGGGGGACCGGTTCGAGGACTGGCACCTGATCTGGACCTGGATCCAGGCGGGCGCCGTCTATGTCCGGGTGCAGGCCGAGACTAGTGACGTATGGCCGAGTATCTTCAGGTGAGGAGGCCGCCGTGATACCTGACCCCGCCCTGCCGTGCATCGTGGACGAGGCCAACATCCTGCTCACCCCCGGCCGGCCGGCCGAGTGCCTGACCGGGACCAACGGACCCGGAGTCGGGGTGATTACCATCCGCACCGAGACCACGACGCTGACCGTCCAGCTGCCCCGCAGCCAGGTGCTCGCCTGGGGCGCGATGATCACCGAGCTGGGCGAGGCGCTGGAGGGAACCGGGCTGCTCGTCGCGACCCGCAAGACCGCCCTGATCCGGCCGTGACGTCAGAGCGGAGGGGGTAAAATTAGGATTTTCGCAGGTCACGACGGCGGCTCCGGCTGCAGCTGGTACCGGATGATCATGCCGCTGCGCGAGCTGGCCCGGCACGACGGGTTCGAGGTGACGTTCGCCGACGCCGGCGACTCGCACGGCCACCCGCCCGTTATCACCCTGGACATGCTCCGCGGGCACGACGTGGTCATCGCGCAGCGGTGGAACAAGCATGACGGCCTGGGCACCTGGCGGCAGGCTGCGCTGTGGGCCCGGCTGGTCTACGAGCTGGACGACGACCTGTGGAGCATCACGCCGGAAAACTGGGCCGCCTACCAGCTGTACAGCCGGCCGGACATCCAGGACGCGACGCAGCACGCCGCCGAGACCGCCAGCCTGATCACCGTCACCACGGAGCCGCTGGCGCGGGTGATGCGCGAGGTGGCCGGCCATGACCGGGTGGCGGTGCTGCCCAACTGCATCCCGTCCTGGGCGACCCGGCTGCCGCACACCCTGCACCGCAGGCCCCGGGTCGGCTGGCAGGGCGGTGCATCCCACGGCATCGACATCGGCCAGGTGGCCGCCCCGGTCCGGCGGTTCCTGAAAAGGTTCCCGTGCTGGGACCTGCAGCTGAACGGGCAGGATTACCGGGATACGTTCCGGGTGCCGGCGGACCGGGCGTTCCACGTCGGCTGGATCCCGGTCTACGATCACCCGGAGAGGTACTATGCCTCGATCGACTTCGACATCGGGCTGGCGCCGCTGTGGCCCACCCCGTTCTCGGATTCTAAATCGGCCGTCAAGGTCATCGAGTACGGGGCCCGCGGGATTCCGTCTATCGCGTCGGACTGCCCGGCCTACCGCGATACGATCACCCACGGCACGGACGGCTTCCTGGTGAAGCACGACCACGAGTGGCTGAGGTACCTGTCCATCCTGGCCTCCGACGACGCGCTGCGGGAGAAGATGGGCATCGCCGCGCAGGACATGGCCCGCCGGCACCTGATCGAGGACGGCTGGACCGCCTGGCGTGATGCCTACACCGGCTTGTTCTAGGCCATCATGTACCTATAGGCCGGAATGCGCCGCGGAACCCGTGGCACGGCCATAACGATCCGGTAACGAGGAGGAGGCCATCATGAGCGAGGGCGGCGGCTGGCTGAACCCGCATCTGTTCCGGGCCGGATCAGGGCAGGATCTCCCGGTGGTGTCGGTGACCCGGCTGCCCCCGGAGCTGGCCAGGCGCACTGAGGCGGGCCGGCCGCTGCCGCGCGGGGCGGGCGAGCCCGGGTACGGCGGCCCGGACCTTGCGCTCGGCTCGGTTTCCGGGTACCGGTGGTGGGCGGTGGACGGGTCGCTCGCCCGCAGCCAGGTGCTCCGCGGCATGCACGCCGCCTGGACGCCGGGCGAGAACACCGCCCGCTGCCTGGCCGGGCACCGGTTCCACCTGGATTCCACGGTGCCGGACAGCGCCTGCTACTGCGGGTTCTACGCCTGGTGGCACCCGCAGGACCAGATTCCCCCCGTCCCGGCCCTGTACGTGCCGGCTTTCGGCGTGGTCCAGGGCTACGGCAGGGTGCTGATCGGCACGAAGGGATTCCGCTGCGCGAAGGCGCGGATCCTGGCCCTGCACCTGCTGATGCGAGACGATGCCCCGAAGCGGGTACGGGACGGGATCATCGCCCGGCTGGGCGGCTTCTACCCGGACGCCGCGCTGTTCCGCGACCCGGCCGTGATGCTCGCGGAGTATCCCCCGGACGCCCGTTTCGCACCCTGACGCTTATACTGGCACCCGGAGACTGTTCTCTCTTCTCAGTCGCTGCTGCTAGGTGATGCGGGTCCGTAGGCCACCCCGTCCCTGCGAGACCCCGGCCAGCGGGATGCGGCCGGGGTCTCGGGCTGTCCGGGGGAAAATGACCGTCCCCGGCCGGAAGGAAATTACCTGACCAGCCGGACGATTGGCCGGACAGATCCCGGCGGTGCGACGCCAGGGTTCAGGGGGTGCCGCGCTAAAATAGGGGAAAGACCTTTCGCGAGGGCTGAGGAACGACGAGGCCCCCGTACCGTGCCTGGCTGTGAATCAGGCACGGGCCGGGGGCCTCGTCATGTACGTCCGTCCGCGACAGAAGGACGTTCCCAGTGTACGCCCGGGGGTGACACTGCTCAGATGTCGCCCCGGGCGTGGTCGGCCAGCAGGCCATCACTTAGCAATAGGCTCGAACGTGCCGTCAGCCCGGCGGGTTCTGCGCTTGGCAGCTTCCGAATTGGAACGTCTGCGCCGGGCCTGAGTCGGCTCCTGAGCGTCGTACTCGGCGAGGATTGCGTCGATTGCTGCACCGCGCCGCTCACCCATCCAGGGTCGCATTGCGCGCATCAGGCCTGCTGCTTCTTTCCCGGAGACGCCAGCGCGGAAAGCCGGCAGCTTGCTGCGCCCGCGTTTGTCAGGCGGAAGCGGATACACGTCATTTCCGTTAAGCAGCCGGGCCGCGTGCCCGATCACGTCACGGTCGGTCATGCTGATCACGATCTTCGGGTACCGGTAGACCTTCCCGCCGACGTGGTTGCTGATCGTGAGGAACGAACCTTCGCCTTCGAGCAGTCCCGCCAGCCATGCCAGCTCAGCGTCAAGACCGGTCGGCAAGCAGTCCGGTGCGTTGTCATACTGCTGTCCGGCTGGCCGGCGTCGGCGTAGCGTCAGGCTGCCAGACCAGGACAGGATCTGGTCGATATCTGCACCGCGCCGCTTGCCCATCCACGGACGCAGCCGCCTCATCACTTCCGCTGCCGCCCAGCCGGACAGAGAAGCCCGGAACTGCGGCTTCTTACCGCGATCTTGCTTCTCGGCGGGAAGGGGGTAAGCCCTCCTCTCGCCGAGAAGCCAGGCAGCCCGTTCGATCACATCCCGGTCAGTCATGCCGACCGAGATTCTCGGGTAACGGTACTCTCGCCCAGTTCTGGAGTCCCGGGCGGTGAGGAAGGAACCTTCACCTTCCAGCAAGCCGGCGAGCCATGCCAGATCGGGTTCAGAGATCGCCGCGAGAGTGGTCAGCCAGGAGTCGCGGGACTGCGCTGTCAAAGCCGCTGACATCCAAAGTCCCCCTGTCGTCCGGGTCGGCGATGCTGAACTCGGTCGGAGTGATCGCCACCACCTGCATCCGGGCGTCGATTCCCATCTTCTGCCGGTAAGCCTCAAGGGCCTCGTGCGGGTGGATCTGACCGTACCAGGTTTCGTTGTCAGTGTAGCAGATGAACGTGTCGACCTCCACGTTGGCCTGCGCGGCCCAGAGCATCGGCAGGGCGCAGTCGGTGCCGCCGTACGTCAGGC